CTTGCTTGTTTCTCTCCATTGTAATGCTTCAATAACATTACTCCATTATGTTCTACGTAACTATCATAATGGCAATAGCTACTAACTATTGATCCATCTTCTTTTTTATATGCAATATTGCTTCTTGTTCCCATTATATTTTCCTCCTTATTGGTTTAATAATGTAGGTCTATTGTCTCATATTACACACAAAATAACAAATACATCAGACGAAAAAAGGGAGGCGTTAGCCTCCCTCTTTCCCATCTCTCTCCTCCTATATTAATTTCTCATATCCTTCTTCTCCTTCGTAAGTAGCTCCCCAACTTAAATAGAGATTATGCTTCTTGCAATACTTAGAAAGCTTTTTTGCTACTTCCCTTGGACTGTCCCAAGCTGTGTAGAAATCTAGTTCTAAGGTAGTCTCATCATCTTGATGTATTTCGACATCGTAAGCGTTCCATTTAGTCCCCCAGCAAGAGTTTGACCAATCGTACCAATTATCAGAACCATACTTTAGAACAAGCATATTTCTGACTTCAAGATCTTTTGGAACGTACCTACCCATGACGTTTTCATATCCTCCCGGATGGTCACCATTTACGAAATCTTCAATGCTTATCTCAGCACCCTTTTTAATTTCTGCTGGCATTGGGATTATTCCATTGAAATCAAATTGGCCATCTTTAATCCCCAGGTCATTCTTCAGGATTTGAAGAGCAAGTACCTCTTGCTCTTCGTTGGTGTTGGTTTCAATCAGTACGTTGTTGGTTGTATGATTAGGCATCTTATTTACTCCATTGTTCGATTCTAAGAACCGAAGTGGGTTTAACTTCATAAGATGATCTATGGCTTAGCTTGATATAAGCTTGAGTCTTTTCTCCCTTTAAAACTCCTTGAAACAATCTCTTGTCCTTGCTCATATTTGAATTAAGCATTGCAACCTCTTCAAAAGGTTTCAGAGTTGCTCGTTGTCCGAACTTATCATCTTTAATTATTAAATGCTCAACGAATGATTTCTTAATCGTTGACTTTAAAGAATCAATTGTTTTCTTAATCTCAAGATAAACAATTACGTTAGGGTCTTGGCTCAATGCTACAAGATCATCTTGTAGGCTTTTTATTGTATCTAGTTGTTTCATGACTAGGTTTTCTCCAATTGTCAGTAGCTTAATTGCTACTGAACTACGTTCAGTATACTCCTATGTATACATATTGCATTCATTCAATGCACATCTCAATACATATTGCAAGCATTAGATATACATAAATAAACATGGGTCTCTATTGGATTGAATCTCGATTTTTGCCATTCGTATTTTCTTGAGGGGGTACCCCCCATATGAAGGGGTGTGTATTTTTTTATTAGGTATATATATAACTATCAACATCTACAATTACCAACAAAACCATTTTACCCCCCCCCTCTTCTTTTGGGACCCCTATTGGGGTACTATATTTCACACAAAAAAAAATATTTTGAGATGTCTGCTGAAAACACAAAATTAAAACACGTTCCAGACGATGCTCTAAAAGAGATCGTGATGATTCAAAACCGAATCGAACAGCTCGGAGTTAAGGAAAAATCACAGACGGATTTCATCGAGTACGTTAAGCACGTGTGGGACGGCTTCATAGAAGGCGAACACCACAAGCTCTTCGCTGAGAAGCTAGAGCGAGTAGCCCAAGGCAAGTGCAAACGCCTGATCGTTAACATGCCCCCTCGTCACACCAAGTCCGAGTTCGCTTCTGTGTTCTTCCCGTCCTGGATGATGGGACTTAACCCGGACATGAAGATCATGCAGACCACTCACACCGCAGAACTGTCCGCTAGGTTTGGCCGTAAGGTGCGTAACCTCATGGACACGGACGAATACAAGCAGATCTTCGAGAAGGTGAGCCTGTCCGCTGACAGCAAGTCGGCTGGACGATGGGAGACGAATAAAGGCGGTGAGTACTTTGCAGCGGGAGTCGGGGGAGCCATCACGGGTCGAGGTGCGGATTTGCTGATTATTGATGACCCACACTCGGAACAAGACGCTCTCAGTCCGAATGCCCTGGAGTCGGCTTACGAATGGTATACCTCCGGTCCTAGGCAGAGACTACAGCCGGGAGGCATCATTGTGATTGTGATGACGAGGTGGTCTACTTTGGATTTGACCGAGAAGCTGATTAAACGGATGAGCGAAGAACACGCAGACCAATGGGAGATCCTAGAGCTTCCTGCCGTTATGGATGACAACACACCGCTGTGGCCGGGGTTCTGGAAGATCGAGGAGCTTGAGTCCGTTAAGGCTTCCATTCCTATATCGAAGTGGAACGCTCAGTACATGCAGAATCCTACTTCGGAAGAAGGGGCGTTGATCAAACGTGACTGGTGGCAGATGTGGGAACACGATGATCCACCACCCTGTTCGTACATCTTGCAATCTTACGATACGGCTTTTAGTGCGAAGGAGACGGCTGACTACAGTGCCATTACCACGTGGGGTGTGTTTAAACCAAGCGATGGTGCACCGGAGTCCATTATGTTATTGGACGCTAAGAGGGGGCGTTGGGATTTCCCTGACCTGAAGACAAAAGCTTACGATGAATATAACTATTGGCAACCCGATATTGTGTTGGTAGAATCTCAAGCAAGTGGTACACCTTTGACGCAGGAGTTGCGAATGATGGGGATCCCAGTCGTGAATTATAGACCGACCAGGGGTAAGGACAAAGTTACAAGGGTTCACTCTGCTTCTCCAGTGTTTGAAGCAGGAATGGTTTGGGCTCCGGACACAGCCTTCGCAGAAGAAGTTATCGAAGAATGTGCAGCCTTCCCGTTCGGTGAACACGATGACTTTGTGGATTCGACAACACAGGCTATACTGAGATTTCGTCAGGGTAACTTTGTTAGGCTATTGTCAGACGAAGAGGACGATGAGCCAGTGCCCAAACAAAGAATATATTATTAAGAGGTAATCAAAATGGTAAAGAAGGTAATAAAAGAAGCAATCAAGAAGGGTATTAAACGTGGTAAAGAAACATTTACTGGGGCAAAAATAAGAGCTGGTAAAAAAGATAACTTAGAAAAAATACCTGGGACTACTACTAAAAATTTAGGTAAAGGATTTGGTCTTAAAGACTCTACAACAGGAAAAATGGCAACTAAAGCTCAAAGAGCAAAAGTTGCTGAATCTGGCGGTAGAAGAATTAGAAATACCGCAGTTGGAGCAGCTACAATAGCAGCTTTAGGTTCAGGTAAAAAAAATAAACCTGCAACTAAAGCAGCCAAAGTAACTTTCGGAGAAGCTTTCAAAGCAGCTCGTAAGAAAGGCGAAGGAACTAAATTTACTTATGAAGGTAAGTCTTACACTGCTGTAACCAAAGACGATCTAAAGAAGAAAGGCTACGATGCCAATGAACTGAAACAGTACGCCAACAGAAAGGGCAAAGCCAGAGGTCCATTGCGTAGAGCAGGACAAGGCATTAAGAAAGTTCTTTTGGGCAAAGATAAAAAGTTCGGTGGCGATAAAGGTCTTATAGACTTTGTTAGAAAACCTAAGAAGAAAGTTACACCTAAGAAAAAAATGGGTGGCGGTATGGCTAATGCATCTGCACCTAAGAAATACAAAGCGGGTGGCATGGCTACTAAAGGGCTAGGCAAAGCCTACATGAAATCTAAGAGATAGATCATGGCTAAAAAAATAGCCAAGTCTTTAATAAAGAAACTTATTAAAGAGATTAAGGAATCCAATCCTTCTGATAAAGAAAAGGAGAGATACCGAAAAGGAAAACAAGCTCTTAAGTCTTATGTACCTGAAATACAGAAAGCTCTTGATGATTCATATGGCGGTTCAACATTAAAAGTTATTAAGCCTGTTAAGAAAAGAAACGGTGGTCTAGCAACAAAAGGTCAGGGGAGAGCTTTTATAAAAGGTAAAAGATAATGGCAGATATAGATAAGGCAATTAACGTTGAAGAACAAATAGATCTTCAAATTAGAAACCGAACCAAGGGGATGGATGTCGAAGTCGATGTGACTGAAGAAAATCCTGAGATGGATTCTTTTGAACAGATGGAAGATGGAAGTATTGCCTTTGGCGATACCTTGCCTTCAATTGAAGATCCAGAAGACTTCTATGCTAATTTAGCAGACCTAATGGAAGATTCAGATATTAATTCTGTAAAGAATGATCTGATGAGTAACGTTGATTCTGATAAAGAATCTCGTAGCGATTGGGAGAAAACATACAAAGAAGGCCTTGAATACCTGGGCATGAAGTACGAAGAGAGATCTCAACCATTTGAAGGAGCAGCTGGTGTTATGCATCCTTTATTGGCTGAATCCGTAACTCAGTTCCAAGCTCAAGCCTACAACGAATTACTACCATCTCAAGGACCGGTTAAGACACAAGTGTTGGGTATGACAACTCCAGATACCGAAGGACAAGCTTCTCGTGTTCAAGAATTCATGAACTATCAATTGATGCAGGTCATGAAAGAATACGATTCAGAAACGGATCAAATGTTATTTTATCTACCTCTCTCTGGTTCAGCATTTAGAAAGGTTTATTACGATCAAAATTTAGGCAGAGCCGTATCTAAGTTTATTCCAAGTGAAGATTTAATTGTGCCTTACGCTGCTACAGACTTGCACAGTGCAACCAGAATTACTCACGTAATCAATATGTCCATGAACGACATACGCAAATCACAACAAACAGGTTT